CTTCCTGTCGGCGTCGAAGGCGCAGGCGCACCAGTTCCGCAGCTACATCGTCAGCTTCGCCAAGCTGGTCGGCGTCAGCCTGGCCGGCGATCCGATGCTGATCACCAGCGAGCTGCGCCCGGCCGAAGAGGCCGCGGCCGAGCTGCATTTTCTCGGAACCAATTTCCGCACCGCGCAGGGGCGGCACGGCAATTTCTATTTCGACGAGTTCTTCTGGGTCCACAGCTTCGAGGAGCTGAACAAGGTCGCCTCGGGCATGGCAACGCACAGGAAATGGCGGAAGACCTATTTCTCGACGCCATCGACGATCGCGCATCCGGCCTATCCCTACTGGACCGGCGAGCGCCGCAACAAGCGGCGGCGGAAGGAAAACCGGGTCGAGATCGACGTCAGCCACGCCGCGCTGAAGGACGGCGCGCAAGGGCCCGACCGCGTCTGGCGGCATATCGTCAACATCCGTGATGCGGAGGAGGCCGGTTGCGACCTGTTCGATATCGAGGAGCTCGAGGACGAATATGCGCCTGACGAATTCGCCAACCTGTTCCTGTGCGATTTCGTCGACGACAGCCTGTCCGCGTTCCGCTTCAACGACCTGGTCAAATGCGGCGTCGATACCGTCGAGGAATGGACCGACTATAATCCGGACGCCGAGCGCCCGTTCGGCAATGGCATCGTCTGGGCGAGCTACGATCCGCAGAACAGCGTCGATGGCGACAATGCCGCGCTGGTGATCGCCGCGCCGCCCGCCGAGCAGGGCGCGCCGTTCCGGCTGCTGGAAAAGCACCAGCTCCGCGGGCTCGATTTCGAGGAGCAGGCGACCTTCATCAAGGGCGTGCTGTCGCGCTACACCTGCACGTTCCTTGCGATCGACGCGACCGGCGTCGGCGCCGGCGTCTACCAGCTGCTCGCCAAACCCGAAGCCGGGCTGCGCGGCGTCACCAAGGTCGAATATTCGCTCGAGGTGAAGGCGCAGATGATCATGAAGGCGCAGCACGTCATCGCGCGCGGCAGGATGCTGTTCGATGCCGGCTGGCTCGACGTCGTGTCGTCCTTCGTCTCGATCAAGAAGACGCTCACCACCTCAGGGCGCAACGTCACCTTCAAGGCGGGGCGCGGCGGTGACGAAGGTCACGCCGATCTCGCCTGGGCGACAATGCAGCTGCTCAACAATGAACCGCTCGACGGCAAGGAAAAGCCGAAGGCCACCATGGAGATCCTGTAATGGGCAAGGGACGCACGCGCCGCATGGGCCGCCACGACATCGGCCGCGCCGGGGCGATCGCCATGGCGCAGGCGCCGTCGACCGCGGTCGAGGCCTTCACCTTCGGCGATCCCGAACCGGTCAACAGCCGGCGCGAGGTGCTAGACCTGCTCCAGTGCTGGCATAATGGCCGCTGGTACGAACCGCCGATCAGCGTCGAGGGGCTGGCGCGATCGTTCCGCGCGAGCCCGCATCACAGCTCGGCGATCCTGCTGAAGCGCAATCTGCTGGTGCGGTCGTTCATGCCGACCGCCTGGCTGTCGCGCGCGACGTTCGAAAAGCTGGTGCAGGATTATCTGATCTTCGGCTTCGGCTTCGTCGAACAGCGGCGCAGTGTGCTGGGCGATCTGCTCCGCCTCGACCACGCGCTCGCCAAGTTCACGCGCCGCGGCGTCGAGGCGGGGCGCTATTTCTTCGCACCAGGCGGCGCGATCGAGACCGAGTTCCGGCCGAACAGCGTCATCCAGATCATGCAGCCCGACATCAACCAGGAGCTGTACGGCGTGCCGGAATATCTCTCGGCGCTGCAGTCCGCGCTGCTGAACGAGGCGGCGACGCTGTTCCGCCGCAAATACTACCTCAACGGCAGCCATGCAGGCTTCATCCTGCACGCGACCGGCGAATTCTCCGACGGCGACGTGCAGGCGATCCGCACCGCGCTGAAGCAGTCGAAGGGGCCGGGCAACTTCAAGAACCTGTTCGTCCACCAGCCGGGCGGCAAGGATGGCGGGATCAAAATCCTGCCGATCGCGCAGGTCGGCGCGAATGACGAGTTCACCGGGATCAAGAACGCGACGCGCGACGATGTGCTGGCCGCGCACCGCGTGCCGCCCGCGCTGCTTGGGATCGTGCCGGCGCAGGGCTCCAGCCTCGGCAAGCCGAGCGAGGCGGTCGACATGTTCTTCGAGCTGGAGATCGAACCGATCCAGGCGCGGCTGCTCGACATGAACGCGCAGATCGGCGTCGAGGCGGTCGCCTTCGCGCCGCGTCAGGCGCATGCGCCCGCGTAAGCGTTCTGCGTCCGGCATAGCCGGGCGGGGGATGCCGGGGTCCAGCCCGGCACACCGACGAGGAGCTTCTCGCCACGACCAACGGCCATCGGCCGTCCCGCACCCGCGCGATCTGCGTGGGCGGGATCTCTACAAGGCGAGGAAATCCAACATGTACACCCTTGATTCCGTCCGGCCCGTCGCACCCGCAGCGGGCTATATCGGCGGGAAGCGCAATCTGGCGTCGCGTCTGGTCGCGATGATCGAGCGCATCGACCATGACGGTTATGCCGAGCCCTTCGTCGGCATGGGCGGCATCTTCCTGCGCCGCCGATCGCGGCCGAAGGTCGAGGTCATCAACGACGTATCGGGCGACGTCGTGACGTTCTTCCGCGTGCTGCAGCGCCACTACCCCTACATGATCGACATGCTGCGTTTCCGCGTCGCGTCGCGCGCCGAGTTTGAACGGCTGAAGGCGACGCCGCCCGAGACGCTGACCGACCTCGAGCGCGCCTGTCGCTTCCTCTACCTCCAGCGCCTGGCGTTCGGTGGACGGGTCAACGGTCGGCATTTCGGCGTCGACAAGACGCAGGGCGCACGGTTCAACGTGACCAAGCTGGAGCCGCTGCTGGCGGACATTCATGAGCGTCTCGCCGGCGTCGTGATCGAGCAGCTCGGCTATGCCGACTTCATCCGCCGCTATGACCGCGCCGGCATGCTGTTCTATCTCGATCCGCCCTATTGGGGGTGCGAGACGGATTACGGCCAGGACGTGTTTGGCCGCGCCGACTTCGACCAGCTCGCTGACCAGCTGGCGGGGATCAAAGGGCGCTTCATCCTGTCGATCAACGACACACCGGGCGCGCGGGCGACGTTCGCGCGGTTCCATGTCGCCACGGCCGAGACAACGTATTCGGTCGGGGCCGGCGCCGCGCGACGCGCGGGCGAGTTGATCGTGTCAAACGTGGCCTTGGGGTGAAGGCTTCGGGGCGGTGTTTACGCTGCCCCGCTGCTTCCCACCAAAAATTGCCATTCCGACGCGGTGAACGGCACCGAGAAGGCGCCGGTTACCGCGTCGTGTTCAAGCGGCGATAGAGGCTGCCGGCGAGATAAAAGGCGCAACAACTCTCATAGCCTGTTCAACGTAAAGCGTCTTTTCGCCTACCGGTGCGACGTAGTGCATCGCTTCCTCGGCATCGCGCAGCGAAGCGCCACGGGCGATTATCCACGCCGCCAGGTATTGTGAGGCCATACAGCCTCCGGCCGTCGCGACGTTGCCGTGTGCGACAAAGGGAGCATCGATCACCTCGACGCCCGCCTCGATCACCCAGGGCTTGGTTGTCAGGTCGGTGCAGGCAGGAAGATCGCCAATCAAGCCCAGCTTTGCGAGCAAGAGGGTGCCCGAACACTGCGCGCCGATCAGTTGGCGGGATGGATCAAGGTTAATCCGAGACAGCAGGTCATTATCAGTCGCGATTTCGCGGCTCCTGATCCCGCTTCCAATTATCACGGCATCCGCTTCGGCAGCGAACTCCAAGGGCTTCTGACGCTTGACCGTGACGCCGTTCATGGACGTCACGGAATCAGTCGGCGAGGTGATGTGCGCGGTCCAGCCATGTGCCCTCATCCGATTCAGGATTCCTGCTGCGATAAACGAGTCGAGCTCGTTGAACCCTTCGAATGTCAAAACCGCAATTTGCATGAACGCCTCCCCGGCAAATGTTCAAAGTCCGATGTAGCTGGAACCCGAGAAAAGGACACGGCGGGTATAAGCCACTCCTCGCTAAAGGCGGCCGGTCCGCTCCCTTACTCATCCCGAACGTTCGAGCCTATCGCGCCGAATGACCGCTTCCGCCCAATTGTGGCCTTTCAGGATGGCTTAGCGCTTGTCCGAGAGCGGTCGTCCGTTCAGCATCCCTTGATGACGGATCGAAAGCCCTTCCATGCCTT